CCCATGAAGCTAATGTGATATTACCATCTATGTTATTTTTTTCTGTTAAAAGAATGTATATGGTTAATATTGAAGTAGGGATTACCATAAATGTTGCCATCCAAGTAAACTTTAGACACCAAAAAATATCTTTAAACAACCACGAAGTTATATGTATTTCTTGGATATTCCAAAATTTTTTAAGATTTCTCATTGATATAATCAATTTGTGGATTCCAAAACCCTTCAGATGTTACTTTAGGGAAATCGTTTCTATCAATCATAATCCATTCATATCTTACAATACCCCAAGATTCAAATTGTTCCAACACATCTTCTAAAGTAAAACACTTACACGAATAAATATCAAATTGAGCCATTGCTGGTTCATAATGATCCCATATGTGAATTGATGCGTGAGATGTTGCTAAGGTTACAGTTCCTGTTAAACCTTCATTACCTGGGTAATCCACATAAACACTAGTTGGGCCAGCAACCACCTCCATTCTAACTTTATGAACTAAATCTATAAACCATTGATTAAGTACTTCTGTGTCTTTAGGTGGGTTTTTAATCCAAACTTTCATCAAAAGGTGTTGATGGTAGGGTTGGAATTCTACTTCAATTAATTCTTGTTCTCCTGTTTCAATATTAGTAACTACTCTTTTCATTATGTAATTTTACATTACATATATATATCTTGGAAATTAGTATTTTTATAAGATTATTGGAAATCATTTATTAAATTCCTTAAAATTTTTTATGAATCTCTTTTCATAAACTTTTAATTCTTTTGTGTTTAAACCATTATATAAACCGGTAGACATAAATGCTTGAATTTCGTCGTCTATTATTTTCTTATCATCAAGATATCCCATCTTAACAATTTTACTTTTTAGTTTCTCATAATGTTTAGGTTTCATGTCTGAAATTAAATCAAGACAATTTTTTTTATATTCTTTACTTGTGTAGTATAACCCGTGTGCAATTTCATGATTCATTGTACTAGATTTAAAACTATCTGCACCAATTAGATACCATTTGGTTCTTGGTTTTTCAAATCTTAATGGGTAGTTTTCACAATAAAACCAAATGTCACTCATAATTTCATCATATGGACCTTTATCTTTGTTAAAAACACCCATACCTTTCTCAACAATATTTGATGGTATATTAAACCCACTCCAATCTTCGGGGTATGTGAATAGTTTCTTTTTCCATTTATTTTTATAGATAACCATATACTTTTCCCACGTAAAAAATTTACCTCTAATTTCTTCGAATGGTGATTCGTAGAACTCTTGATACCTACAAAACAACATAGTTCTTTGGTAATGGTCTTTTATTGATACTGCGAATATTTGTGGTCTAATTTGTTTGACTTCACCAACAACATATTCATTTTTTATTTTCATAAACAACTTTTTAATATTTCTTTACAGAGTTCATCTGGTATTTTACTTCTCTCGTAAGCATTACTTCTTCCTTGTGTTCCTGTTCTACTTCCTCTTGGTGCCGCAACATGACACGGATCTCCATTCTTACACATGGGTCTTGGTTCCCATAAAATACTATTTGTCCAAATATCCGTTGGTTTCATTCTCTCATCTCCATATTGACAATATGTTATGGTCTTTCTTGGTAACCCTTGAACAACAGGTAACTTACGAAGAACACCCCTTGGGTTTTCCATAAACCAAAAAGTTGGTTGAAAATATTCAATAATTTCAATTGTCTTTTTTACTAATTCCAAACCAAGTCTGGCCCCATCAGTTTTTGGAATATATGCACCTTTACCCCCTGTCCAATGATGTCCAATTGATGCAACACTAAAACTTGTACAGGGTGGGGACGCCCATATAATGTCTGGTTTGAATGGTACTTTACTTAAATCAAACTCCAAGATATTCACAACATAATCAATTCCTTTAAAATCATTTATATCTGAAGAGAAAACATTCATCCCTAACTTCTCGGCTTGTTTGCCAATTGATCTACTACCTGCAAATAGTTCTAAAACATTCATTATATATTTCTAATTATAATTGTTAATGATATTATAATCCATATTGTGTTGAAAACAATAAGTGTCGGTAATGATTTCCTCATACTCGCCCATATTAATAGTGACGAAGTTGTTAATGTTAGAAAATGTAGATACCAAATTTCGACACCGAATATTAAACCAGGTACTATAATCATCGCCTTCGCCATCCATGCACAGAACTCAATTACGTTGTAGTCTGTCCAATATGTTTTATTAGTAAACATCATAATTCTGCTCCATATTTTTTTAAACCCAACAAAATAGAACAGACTTACTAAGAAAATCAAATACGTTAAAAAATGACCCATACTTGAAATATAAATAAAAATAATAATAATAAAAAATTAAAGAATGGTTTTGTTGGTTTTTGTTTTTTTGTATTGATTAAGTGTTCCCACATTATGTATGTTGTTAAAAAATTGATTTCTAACCTTTCTCACTTCTAAGTTTAATTTATTACAAGTTGCATATATAATCAAACCCTCTAAAGATCCGTTACGTCCGTTATTAGGTTGATGATTTATTGTTTTATCATTTAGGTTATCCCAGCACTCAATAAACTCTTTTCTTCTCTTTACATCGTCAATTCTTAATAATAAAATGAATTCATTAATAAATTCAATATTTTCATCACCAATCAATTTACCGTATTCAGTTTTATTCATATCACCTATGGTGACTTCTTTACCCATGTAGTTAGTTTTGTTCGCTTTCCAACGAACTTCCATACCCTCACCTATGGATTGGATGTATTCAAAATCAATACGTTTGTTAATCAAGACATCGGTATCCATAAACACAACAATATTATGATACTCAAACGCAAATTCAATTGATTTTCTTTTAAGGTTATAATTAAAAGGTTCTTTGATTTCTTTTATGTGAACATCCTTGTTATCTATTAAGTTTGGGTTATCGGTGATAACAAAAATGTCTAAATGATTATTTAAATCAAATAGACATTTTACAGTTTCATTAAACTCAATTATATGTTCTTCACCGAAAGCTAAAAAGGTTATTCCATAGTTTTTTATCATAATGAAAAAGATTCACCACATCCACATGTTCTCGAGGCGTTTGGGTTTACCCATTCAAATCCTTTTCCATTTAATCCACTTGAATATTGTAATTCGGTACCGAACAAATACAGTACAGATTTTTTGTCAATAACAACTTTTAGATTTTCCAGATTAACAACCTCATCGTTTTCGGTTATAGTATCATCGAAGTCCATAACATAAGACAAACCACTACATCCACCACCTTTAACTCCAACCCTTAAATTGAACCTGTCTGTAGGTAGGTTCTCCTCTTTCATAATATCAAATATGTGTCTCTTTGCGGTTTCACTTATTGTAATCATTATAATCCGGTTTTTTTCAAAAGAGAATCTAAACTCTTTTTATCGGTTTTAATTTCAACCTCTTTATTAATCTCTTTTCTTAATCGAGCTAATTCCTTTTGTTGGAAATAACAGATGAGTAACAACACAACCGCTGCACCCATTGTTATATTTTTTTGATTTTTTTTAAAGAATTCTATCATAATAATAAATATTTTAATTAATTAATTCATCCGTGATAATATTATGGTCATTTAAGATTTCGTGTATTTTTTCATACACCAATTCCAAAGCATCATATTTGTCAATTTCTTTACCCTCCATTGACCACTCTAAACCTTTCTTGGTGTTGTGAACAATATCCCATAGGGCTAATGCCATGTCCAAAGATTTAACCGCACGTAAATGTGACATCCTATCATCAGGATCATTTAAATCAAACTTTAAGATTGCTTCCGCCATAAGTCACTTAATTTTCTTGTTGGTCTTTTAGTTATAAGTTTACCATCTTCTGTTTCTTCCATCAATGGTGCTCTCCAAATTTCATAAGCCATCCAAATTATTAAGACAGCTGAGAATAGTAAAAGATATTTCATATTTGTGGTTTTATTTCATTTGCATAAAGTATTTTGTTTTCCAAAATTGCCACCATTTTCTTTTAACTATTGGTTTACATTCGGAAAACGGATTGTTACCAAAAGATACTCGATTAAGGTACTTTGATGTTAACACATTTAAAAATATCTCATGATATTTTTTTGGTAATTCATCAAAATCTGAACTTATTTTAACATTTAAAAACTGTGGACCGTCTTCGGTGTCTACTATAAATTGTTCGTATAATGTTACAACAGTTTTTGCTTTTATATTAACATAATTTGATGAACCTAAATTAAGTTCACCGTTAATATGTTCTTTATATTCTTCATCTGACATAATTTAGTGGTTTTATTCAACTTGTAAATTTATTGAATCGGCTAAAGGTTTATTTACTTCTTCTAAAATTCCCCACATTACTTCATATGAACCAAGTTGAATTTCTTTAACAAACATTTCGTTTCTTAAACTATCAACTTGTTCCATCAATTGAGCTCTCTCTATGTCTCCTCCTGGGATATATCCCTTTTCGGTTTGACATTCAATTAGCTCTTCTTTTTGATTTAGATATAATATCAATAATGTTATAAGGGATAAACTTACTAAAACAAGATAGAACCTAATTTGTGACAAAATTTTCATAATTTTTGAATTTCGATTAATAATTCGGATACTTCTTCTTCGGTGAGATATCCTTTAACATCACCACCGGCAACCGGATTATCATAATGTATTTCCCCGTCCTTATCCAATACGGCTAATTCATATAAACCCGATTTACCACCATAAGAAAATGTGTGACTAACAACAGAAGCACCATACCCATTATCAAAATGAATTCTGGATTTCTTTCCCGACATATATTCATCTGACATTATTTCGAATTCTAAATCTTTAAATGTTTTCATCTTATTGTTTTTTTAAAGTTCTTCTACTATTCCCAATATTTCTGCAAGTCCTAATAGGATTGCACTGTTTCCGAATTGTTCGTTAAATAAAAAATAACATGCTCCGATTCTTAAAACACTTTTGAATAAACTCACCCAAAAATGTCTACTTGTTTTTGATTCTTTTGGTTGCATAACATTTAATATACTAAATTTTTCTGAGACTTCAAAATCTCCTCAACAAATTGAATTCTTTCTCCTATATAACGAATTACAGGAACAGACATTGAATTACCAATCCCACCTTTTACTGCAGAGTATGATGGTTTTTTACCATTTATCTCAAAGTCAAAGTAATCATCGGGAAAACCTTGAAGTCTACAAAGTTCTTTTTCTGTGAATTCTCTTATACCCAAATCATCGACCCAATAATTGGACGTTGAAATTTTTCCAAAACCATCTGTTAATGTTTTAGAATATGATTTAGTTACTGTACCAGCGAGTTTAATTTGTCCGAGAACATTTTGGGTACGTTCATTCCTCTCTTTTTTATTCTGCTCTTTAATACTTCCAAAGCATCCTTCGTTAAATAATATTGCTGCGGGGATTCTCCAGTCGGTTCCACGATATCCGAGACAGTAGATTCTACGACGACGTTGGGGAACTCCAAAATATCTTGAGTTGAAAACCCTGTAAGCGATAGAGTATTTTTTTCCTTGAAAGATTCCTCCTCCTTCATGTATATCTTCTGTCCTGATGTCTGTACCCGTAAAGTTTGAGAAGATTTGGGAGAGTCCTTCTTTGTTTTCTTCGTCGAAAACACCAGTGACATTTTCCCAAAGGAAATAGGGGAAACGTTTGATGTCAAGAATGTCTCCAAATGTAATGGCAATTTTAGCACGTTCATCATCCATTCCTTTTCCGAGTCCGGCATCTGAAAATGGTTGACATGGTGTTCCCGCAATTGCAACGTCCGCTTTGATTTTTTTAAATCTTTCATCTTGTAAAATGTTTAACATGTTTGAAAAAAAAGGTACATTAGGGTAGTGATGATTAATCACCTTTTGTGGAAATGAGGCGAAGTCGCAAAGACCAACACATTCCCATCCAAGTGGCTCCCAAGCCACGGAAGCAGCTTCAATACCACTGCAAAGAGATACAAATTTCATTGTTATGTAAGTTTTGTTTTGTTAAACCAAATTTACTAATCAATTTTAAAAAATACAAATAAAATTAAAAAAAAATATAACTAATTGAATATCAATAGTTTATGTACTGATATTTTTCTTTGTACCAAGTCATGATTTGATATTTTTTAAATTTTTGACTTAGTATTTCTAAGAATGGTAAAAATATACTAGAAACGGATGAATTAGATTTACCATATGATTGAACCAACAACCCCTTTCTATATTGAATATTGATGTGTTTGCCGTTTAAAGTTCCTCTTAAGTAAACATAAAGTAGACCATTATTAAATTGTTTGGACATACAATTCTTCATAAAAATTCCTTCATTAATAAAATCTTCTTCTGTTACCAAAATCCTAACTTTAAAAATTTTATCATCAATTTCGATGTCTTTTTGGATTTCTTCTAAGAAATCTTCGGGGTACACATATCTTACTTTATAACCTCTATTATAATATAGTTTTAGATTACTAAGTCTTTCAATAAATCCATTAAATTGATTGTCGTTTTTAGGTGTTAATGAAATCGAGATTCCTTTCGATTCTAAATCCCTCCTCAATTTCAATAATTTATTAATACCTATAAAAATCGTATCTAAATTTGTTGATGATGAATTCCAATTATTAATTA